TTGTGCAGTGATGATATGGTGACACGTTGATAGACCCGATACAAGATCTGTCTGTTTCATTTTTGTAAATAGTACATAGTCTATATATATATATAGTGGGGTAGGTAATAGTTAGGTAATGGATAGGACAGACGACGGGTCAGACGGGTTAGTCACAACGTGACCGGTCAGTCATTTTATGCACGGGGCCTAGGATCGATTGGGGTCGCGGGCATGGGTGTGCGTACCTACAAGGGGCCATCGACGCTCTGTAGAGCATGTAGACGCGTCTGAGGGATGGTCGGGTAGGGCATGGTCGGGTAGGCGATCGACAGCGGTGCGGCTCGGCCCGGTGCGATGGGTCGGAGGGGCCGCGTGGGCGAGCACCCCCCGGGTCTCCCCCCATAGAAAATTTGTGTTTTCTGGTAGGCTATGTGCACAGGGTCTCCTGCTGTGTGTGAACTGAAGTCGTTAGCCCGCGCTGTTGCGGGCTTTTTTTTCGCCTATACGATATGATGAGTGATGTACTCAGTTAGTGAGGTGATGATGCAGAAGTTAGAGATTGAGGTTGGGGTGGTACCTCCTGAGCCTCGTAGGATGTTCAGGTATCCCCATGCGGATATGGTTGTGGGGGATAGCTTCCAGGTACCTGTGACACACAAGGTGAACGTGTTGAACGCTAATAGCAGGGCTACTAGGAAGTTGGGCTGGGTGTTTATGTCACGTACAGAGGGTGAGTACGTGCGTGTGTGGAGAATCAGGTGAGTGATCCATTCAAGATTGACAGCCCTACCTGCATTTCGTTTTCTGGGGGCCGGACTTCTGCGTACATGCTTTGGCGTGTTCTGCAAAGCAATGGTGGTCTGCCAGATGAGGCGAAGGTCTGTTTTGCCAACACTGGCAAGGAAGACGAGGCGACTCTCATATTTGTAGATAGGTGCAGCAAAGAATGGAATGTTCCTATTACGTGGGTTGAATATCAAAACGCAGAAGAAACAAAAGACAGATTTAAGGTAGTTACTTTTGAAACAGCAAGTAGGGATGGAGAGCCGTTTGAGGCAATCATCCGTAAGCGTAATTATTTACCTAACCCTGTAAGCAGATTCTGTACTGTTGAAATGAAAGTCAGAGCCATTCACCGTTACTTAAAAAGTATTGGGTGGACAGAATGGGAATCTATGATTGGAATCCGTTCAGATGAACAACGAAGGCTGGCGAAGATAGGAAACCAAGATTATGGCAAGCATGAAGAAAAGATTGCCCCATTAGGAAAGATCGGGGTTACAAAACAAACTGTTGGAGAGTTTTGGAAAAGCCATTCGTTTGATCTTGAATTGCCAAACATGAATGGCGTGACCATGCACGGTAACTGTGACTTGTGCTATCTCAAGGGAGGCTCGCAGATCATGAGTTTGATCGCAGAGAAGCCGCAGAGAGCGGTCTGGTGGGCCAAGATGGAGGCGTTGGCGTTGGCGTCTAAGCCTGACGGCGCTAAATTTAGGACTGACAGGCCCAGCTACTCTCAAATGGCTAAATTTGCTATGGAGCAAAGAGACATGTTTGATACTAACGAAGAAACCATTGCTTGCTTCTGTGGTGACTAAATGAACTTTAATCTCAATCAGTTCTATACGTTTTGTTCTCAATTAAAGATTGAGACTAAAGAGCAGGGATTAAGGAAGATGGATCGTCTGCTGGGGACGCAGACATATGTTATGGACGAGATTGCTAAGGGATTAGCTGATGACGTTCATTTCTTTGTGATTCTTAAGGGGAGGCAGCTTGGAATCACAACAATTAGCTTGGCACTGGATCTTTACTGGCATTTCATCACGCCAGGATTACAGGGCACGCTTACGACCGATACTGAAGAAAATAGAGAAATGTTCAGATCCACCTTATCCATGTATATGGAGGGTCTGCCTAAAGAGTACCGAATCCCGCTTATTGCACATAACCGCAACCAACTTTCCCTCAAAAACAGAAGCCGTCTCTTTTATCAAGTCGCTGGCTTGCGAGCCAAGGGAAGTCTGGGTAGAGGTAAGGCGATCACCTACCTGCACGGAACAGAGACCAGTTCATGGGGAGATGAAGAAGGACTAGCTTCCCTGCTAGCTTCTCTTGCAGAGACGAACCCTAACCGTCTGTACATGTTTGAGAGTACGGCGCGTGGGTTCAACATGTTCCACGACATGTACGTGACTGCAAAAAGAGCGCGCACCCAGCGTGCGATCTTCTGTGGCTGGTGGCGTAACGAACTCTATTCCGTAGAAGGTGACACGCCGGTCTACAAGGTCTACTGGGATGGCAAGCTCACTCCTGAAGAAAAGGATTGGGTCAAGGAGATCAAGAAGCTCTACAACGTAGAGATCAACAGCAGGCAGATTGCATGGTGGCGCTGGAAGCTGCACGAAGGCATCAAAGACGAGTCCCTGATGTATCAGGAGTTCCCGCCTACTGAAGACTATGCCTTCGTGATGACTGGCACATCTTTCTTCTCTAACTCCAGATGTACGGAGATGGCAAAGATCGCCAAGAAGACTGATGCCGAATACTTCCGCTATTCATTTGGAACATTCTTCCAAGATACGGACGTTCTGAAGTCCACACCGCGTCTTGCTAGCCTGATCGTCTATGAGCAGCCCATAGACACTGCGTACTACGTCATTGGTGCCGACCCTGCTTACGGGTCTTCAGACTGGGCTGACAGGTTCTGTATTCAGGTCTACAGGGTGTATGCCAACGGTCTGGATCAGGTCGCAGAGTTTGCTACCTCAGAACTGAACACGTATCAGTTTGCCTGGGTGATTGCTCACCTTGCTGGCGCTTACAAGAACTCCACACTAAACCTCGAGATCAACGGCCCGGGTCAGGCGGTCATCAACGAGCTCAAGAACTTGCGAAGACTGGCAACCGCTGCTGGCGGCGCTGTAGGGCGCGATCTGATGGACGTGCTGGGCAGTATGCAGAACTACATCTGGCGTCGTAACGACTCGATGTCTGGCCCCAGCAACAGCATTGGATACCTCACCACTGCCGCTACCAAGGAACGGATGCTGTCCTACATGAAGGACTACTTCGAGCGCGGGATGATGAATGTCTACAGCATGGAACTCATCGAAGAGATGAAGACCATCATCAGGGAGGGCGGCAGCATCGAAGCGTCAGGCAGGAACAAGGACGACCGCGTGATCGCCTCTGCACTCGCCTGCGTGGCCTATGCAGAGCAAGTACAACCCAGACTCATCATGAACAGCGTTACCCGCGACGGTAACCGCGCCAAAGACAGCATCACGCCAGAACTGGCATCCATGAACCGCAACGTCTCTGACTATCTCAAGAAGGTGGGACTTCTAAATGCAGGCTGACAAATTTAACCTCTACAAGCAATTGGCTCTGAACACTGTTTACTCAGAACCAGAAGAAGGCAACTTCCATTCCCAATTGATTCCGCAGATGGTTAATCACTATGTGCCGATGATGAATCTGGACAAGAAGGCCAGAATTCTGGATATTGGGTGCGGACAAGGATTGTTCATGCAAGAGATGGTAAAACTGGGCTATGACGACTGCACAGGTATCACTCTTTCCAAAGACGATGCCGATGCTTGCAGGAACAAAATGTTCGATGTCCACCAGTCCGACTTCTCGGATCTGGACTTCATGCCGGACAACACTGCAGACATGATCTGGTGCCGTCACGCTCTGGAGCACTCACCCTACCCGCTCTTTACCCTGTATGAGTTCAACAGGGTGCTCAAGAAGGGCGGCAAGGTGTACGTGGAGGTGCCAGCCCCTGACTGCCAGCGTGGTCATGAGTTCAACGACAACCACTACAGCATCATGGGGCTGAATATGTGGATGGCGCTGTTCAACAGGACTGGACTGCAAGCAGAATTGGTTGATAAGTTTGAGTTCAACCTTCAGGCAGACGGGAAAGAGATCCCTGAGAGCTATCTGATCTTCATTTTGGAGAAAACCCGTGGAATACACGAAACAGGAACTGCTGCGTCAGGTCAATAGGTTCCTAACTGACAGGAAAAGGGGCATTTCGATTGAACAGTTTGCTGAACTGTGCGGTCTGGACAAATCCCTGATCCAAAGCGTCTTTGTTTCACAGACTATGCCTATGACAGAAAGGACTCAGGTACGTGTAACCCGAGCTTTTAACGAATGGATGTCTGGAAACGTCAGAATCATGTACTCACACGCTAAAGGCACGTATGTGGAGTACAGAAAGCAGTCAAAAGTACCCCTGATGCCCCATTACGGCATAAAAGTAACCCCTGATGGCATAAAAATGGACATCAGGATGAAAAACAGACACTACTACGGGGATAGCACCCTAGATGAAGCACTTGGAGGCTGAAATGTCCGTTCTGAACGACTACTACTGCACTAAACACGGTATTTTCGAAGCTAGGGAGGCAACATGCCCTATGAAGCACTGCGAAGGCGAGATTTCCCTCGTTTTCCTCAAACCGGTGGGCTTAAAGAGCGATTCCACCAAACAAGCAGACAGCACACTGCAAGGACTGGCGAAAGATTTCGGGATGACCGACATCAAGAGCACCCGGGAAGGGGATCACCAGACCGGATACCTCACCCGCAATAACATCGAGACCCCTGCAGACCGTGTTAAGCGGGAAGCCGAGGAAGCCAGAGATCGTCCTGGTCAGGCTGCAATCTGGGGTGACGCGGGGATGCGCGGTCTTAACATGAGCAGTATCATTGCCGGACGGGCGGTACAGTCAGTGCGTGGCGAATCTGTCGGGATCAATCCCAAAGACGCAGGAGTCACGCAAGGGCCGCGTGCCAGTGTTGTTATGAATGACCATGAGAATCTGCAAATCAAATGAGAATCCCAACTAACCCGGATGACCGGGAGTTCTTCTATCTCGACTTGATTCGCAAGTGTCAGGTCAGCCAAAACGAACGCAAGGCTGATTACCACACCCTGCGATCCTTCTACTTGTTTGGTGCAGGGCCAGACGAATCACCCGCCCTGTACAACAAGATCCATCCTCACATTGACCAGCTCACCTCGTTCTTGTACTCGGCAGAGACGACGCGCTTTTCTATCGCGCTAGGCGCTGCAGTCAATCCGACAGAGCACAAGAAGACTCCCGTGCTCACCCGTGCGCTTAACGATGAATGGCTTAACTCCAATGCAGACCAAGTGTTCTCGACCGCGGCTAGCTGGTCTTTGGTCTACAACACCACCTACGTCAAACTGATCTGGAACAAGGGTCTGCACCCCTACATGGTCGATCCTCATAGCGTAGGCGTGCTGCGGGAAGACATCCCGTACACAGACCGCCAAGAGGCTATCTGCCAGACCTACTACATCACCAAGTCGGATCTGTACTCGCGCCTGTACGCCCACCCCAAACGGGATCAGCTAGTCAAGCGCATCACTGCTTCTGAACACGATCCTACCGAGACCACAACGGGTCTGGATCGCGTCATCATGTCGCAGGTCAATCCGACCATGTACGGCAACGTCAATCTCGATCTGAACGGCATGAACCGCTACAAGCCGCAGGTCGCAGAAGAAACCATCGAGATGACCGAACTGTGGGTCTGGAACGATGAGATTGAGGACTATCAGGTGGTCACGAAAGCAGACCCCGATGTCATCATTTACGACAGGCCCGGTGAGTCCGT